CCAGACGAGTACCTTCCTCATTAGATACATTAGCTACTTTAGTTTGATGGTATAAGTTCACGTAATCCATTTGTTTTAATCGGTTTAGTGTTGCTATACCTAAGGAATTAGATTCCACTGCAAGCAGGGAGTTGTTGTAGTATCTACCTAAATAGAATAAAAGATCTCCGTATTGAGTGGGATCGATTTTATTATTCCGATAAACAGCACAGACTTCTCTGTCTGCATTAAGGACTACTGCTGCTGAGTAGTCTTGTCCAACCCCTAAAGCACAGTCAGCACCTATTATAAAGTTACTGTCAAACTTAGGGTACTTAAAGATCTCAAGGTGTCCCTCCCTGTGATCGTCAAACGTACATGATTCAATACTGAAGTTTTGTCTTTTAACACAAATCTCTGGTTGCGTGTTTAATAGCTTACCCGTGTCAAATACGTTAGATCCTGAAACTATAAATGCTTCATTGGCTGTAGATGGGTACTCTTGTTTAAACTTATCCATACCCCCTTCGGCTATCTTAAGACGCCTCCAGTACAACTGTTCAATATCTAATCCATGTAGTGTTTGTAACTCTTCCTCTGATTCTGTAATAGTATCTGAGAATACCTCAGGCTCTAATACAAATCGTCTGTACTCAGGCATTAAAAACCACGGAACAAATATGGGGATATATTCATTCTCTCCAGCTACAGCACCCTTCCACAATCTATGAAACTCATTACCCACGCCATTGGCTGTGGACTCCAGGATTACTTCCGTACCGTCAGCTTGTGAGATACCTTGGAATAAACCAGCAAGAATCTTTGCATCATGAGTCCAAAAAGCAACTTCAGATAAGTGAGCAATAGTTGGTGTGGTTCCACGACCTGCCTCAGGGGAACCTGCTGTGTACAAACGATACCCTGAGTCATTGTGTTCAAACCCAATCTCCTTAGAGTTAGACTTCTTTAGCACAGGTTTAAACTCTGGCTTCATGTTTTGTATAATATTACGTGACATGGAGAAGAGTGCATCAGACGTTGCTGAGTCATGTGCCATAACAACTGATTTGTTAAACGGTGTAAGGTACGACTTCCAGTATACACGTCCACAAGAGTAAGTTGATAAACCCATCTGCCTTGCCTTAAGTATAATAGCGCGTACCTTACCTGTTTCTTTTAATTGTTTTTCTATTGCATCATCTACAATCTGTTGAGCTGCATTAAACTCTAAGGGTATAAAACCCCTACCTGCATCTTTTGGTAATATACGGATCTGTTCTTTAGCGAAGTCTTGGAAGGACCCCTCGTATCTTACGAGATCCTTACGCTTCTGAATTTCTATTGCTAAAGCCAGCTTCTGTCTATTGGTTATTTTAGTTTCCAAAGGGAGTCCTCCAAGACTACGTTTAGGTAACCCCTGCCATGAGGGGTTTGTAAGCAATACAAAATAAATAAAAGAGTAGTTACCTCATAGTACTACTAAGGGACCTATAGTACCTATAGTATCCCTAAGGAACTCCCTAGTATATAAGAAGGTATAGCAGTAGTAGTTAACCTTAGGTATCCTTAAGAACCTATAAGTACTTAACTTACTACTCTTGAGGGGGGTGTCTGACTGTTATATCTATATATATTAGATACAAGTACAGTGATGTAGCTACTCAGAGACCCCCTCGTATCTCTTAAGGTAGTACCTTACCGTGTCCAGTATCTGGTACTACCCTAGCTACTCACTAGTGTTCCTATAAGGTACTTAAAAGATTATATGTATTGTTCCTATAAGGTACTTAAAAGATATAAGGGTTTCACAGAAGTTTATCTAGGGGATACACGGGTAAGTCCCTTGATATACAGGGTACCTTCATTACTTCGGTACCCCCCAAGATCCCCAAGGGGATCCCTCAGGATACCTAGGGTATCCCTTAGACACCCTCAGTATCCCGTAGGAATACTAAGGGGATCATCCAAACTAACCTTAGGGATACAAAAGGAGTCCACCTAGAGCCATAGAAGGGAGGATTATCCACTCGTAGTACCAAGGGGTCCCTTGGGATACCCAAAAGTATCCCAAGGAACATCTATATATCTACCACAATACCCAAGGAGGATAACCTCAGGGGCTAGTGTAGTGGCAATACAATCAAGGTAGTATCTCAGTGTACTTTGGGAAATAGCTGGTTGACTTTCATCTAAAAGCAAATCATCTTGACTTCAACAATATCAGACCATCGACGCAGGTCGCTATCGCGCCCCCAGTAGCTTTCAAGATTACTTGATTGCCTTAAAAAACAAAGATTACCCTGAGGTAATCTCTAAACCAAAAGGAGTGACCTATGTCACAAGCAAAAGCAGTATCTAAGCAGCAAGAGATTCATGTGGTTCGGAATTGTTCAATCATCAATTCTAGGACCATCGAGCCAGTGTACCGTTCATTCGGTGGGCAGTACACTCTGCTAGTAAGTGGTCATGGGCTTGACCTAGTGACCAAAGGCAAGTCAAACGAAGATGGTTCCGTTTGGCTCAACCAAAACGCCACATATCCCAATGGGGATCCCACTGGCGGCATAGAGGTGGTGACTAAAGCGTTGAAACCCTTTGATAAGGGCGAGTTAGGAGAGGGTACCCTAGTAGACCTCCTCTTTAACGTTGTTAGAGTAAAAAAGGAAGTGTATTATAATATTCGAACTATTCGAGTGTTAGACCACATAGCCCCTTTCAACCACTTATCAGCGTTCGGTGAAGATGACACCGATGATGTTAATGAAGGCGACTTTTAAGCCTTTATACTAGATCTTCCCCTGAGGGGCTTCTACACGGAGCCTCTCACCTTTTTTTTAAGGGCAACACCTTCGTGTTACCCCTCAAGCACACAAGTAAACTTGTGCTAACTCAATTGCCTCTGCGGCAATCAAGCTCATGCACACTCACGTGTACACTTATGCTACGCACTTATGCACACTCACGTGTACACCCATGCTACGCACTCATGCACACTCACGTGTGCCTTGGGCCAGCAGGTAAACCGACATAAGGAATTATAATGTCTTACGAAGAAAAGTATTTAGAAAATGAAGTAGTAGAGGTAGTAGGAGTAAGTAAGAAAACAAACTCCTTCTCAACATATATCCAGAATAACGAAACTGTGGATAAACAGATGGATAACTTAATGGAGTTCGTCTTTGGAGATGTTCTATTCAGGGAGGTAGAATAATGTTCATACTCTTAGTCCTAATGTTCGCAGTAGATAACCAAGACTTCTTAGAAGCAGTGGAAGTCAACAAGAATCAAGGAATGAAATGGACATATGTTGGTGCTCAAGATCCAACAAACAATCCATACGTACCTATCGTAAGAGAAGATGGTAAAGAAATAATAATCTTTAAAATGAAATAATCCAAGAGGAAGAACAATGTACATATTACACTTAATCATAAAAGACTATTGTAAGCACACAGTATGTGTGGAGTTCCGCAAAGGTGAAACAGCAATCACCGATGCAAAGAAAAAACTAATCAGCGAAGCAAAAGGCGAAGCTTGCGAAATAATCTTCTGCAACGATGAAGGAATGCCCTTCAAATTTGAACCTGTAGCAGGTGATAACGCAGAGAATGAACATGTACATACTATTGCAGTGTGTCTATGTGTAGTAATCATAGTAGCAGCATTTACAGGAATATTATAATTAACCAAACCTAGAACAGGCAAGTAGCTAGGTGAGAATTGGGATCTGCCATCAGCACACATACATAAGCTAATATGAGCAACCTATGGATTAATAATAAACCTCACTATGAGAGGCCATAGTTTGCTCTAACTTTAACGTAGTTCTGTACTATATTATTAGGGAAAGTGTACTAATCTATTTATAAACCAACAGGAAGTAATTATGCGAAGAACAGATATATTAAAAATGCAACTTAACAACAGCAGGGGTAGGTTCTTCACTGCTACCTACAAATCAGTAGTAGGTCAAATGAAAACTATGAACTTCAAAGTTAAAGAAGTTCTAGAGTTCAAGAACAACCACGTAAAATGTGAAGTTTACATTCCAAGAATCATGAGCACAGAAGTGGTTGTGTTCAACATCGGTCGAACAGGTGACCTACAATATCTAGCAGCAGATAAAAGCAAAATCAGCATGTCAGGTAAAGGTCTCTTATAGTAATCAGGTACTTAGAAGAATAATCTTTTAAGTACCTTTAGCACATCAAACCAATAGGAATAGAATAATGCAATTATCCAACTATGGTAATGCGGCACAAGTAATCGGTGTCCAGCACACCCAACAATTCCAGATGCAAATGAACGCTAAAATGTTCAGCATCTTAACCGATAAACTGTATCAAAACAAAGAAGGTGCAGTCATTCGTGAGCTGTCTGCTAATGCAAGAGATGCACATGTTGCAGCTGGCAAAGCAGAGTTACCATTTCATATCACCTTACCCTCATGGATCTCGACAGAGTTCAAGATACGTGACTTCGGTACTGGCATAGATCCCGATGAATTTTATGATGTATACACAAACCTAGGACACTCAACCAAAGACCATGAGGATACCTCAATTGGCGCTTATGGATTAGGCTCAAAGACTCCGTTTGCTATCACTGACAGTTACACAATACGTAACTACTGGAATGGTATGGTCTATGTGTACACTGCATTTAAAGACTCAGGTATGCCCACAGTGTCCTTAGTAGGTTCAGAAGCTTCTGATGAAGTTAATGGACTTGAGATCAGTGTTGATATTGGTTCAGATGGTAATGTATCTTCTTTCCGCAGAGAATGTGGAGAACAACTAGGATACTTCACTTTCAAACCAATCATACATAACTATGATGACTTCGTATGGCCTGAAATACCTGAGTTACACATGGGGTATGATGTAAAGTCTGGACACTATTCTTCTGAGATTACAGTAGTAATGGGCGGTATACCATATACCTCACCTATACGCTCACTTCCAGAAGGTTTAAAGAACTCTCTTTACCGACTAGACATAACTCTTGTAGCAGAGCTTGGTCAAGTGGATATACCACCATCAAGAGAGTCGTTAGAAATGACAGCTAAAACCATTGCATTCATTTCTGATAAGATTGCAGAAATATCTGGAGACTACATAATAGATTTCGAATATAGAGTAGAACATGCAGATAATCATGTTCAACTAAATGCAATACTAAATAGCAGGATAGACGAATGGCTAAGTAATGGGCATTTCAATACGTCCAATTACAAATACAAAGGACTTACGTCTTCAGGTGAAACGCTCACAGAACTACTTGATCAGGATCTAAAAACGTTTAATGCAAAGAAAAACGTTAGACATTACAAAAGCCTCAGGAATAACCACAATGGTTGTTCAGTAGGGTCACTTATAAACATGATGAAGAACTATAATCATGATAAAGATCAATCTACTCTGTACTTAAACGATTTATCACCAAGAGCTAACAAAGTAATAAATAGTAATAAAAGCGTACTGGAGACTAATTGTGTAGTTATCTTTCCTAATGAAAGAAAAACAAAACTGTTCTCAAAAGCTGTAAGTGAGGTACATGCAGAGTTAACTCAACTAGGTTTCAAACCTGTAAAGTTATCAACAATTCTGTCAATGCCCGTTGTAATTAAAAACACAACAAAAAGTAAAACGTATGACAAACCTGATCAGGTATTCTTAACGAATAACAGAGGTGTTGTGCTTAAAGATTCAGTAAAAGAACTTCCAGAAGAAGGTTGTTTCGTAACAATGTCCAACTGGACTCTGGGTAAACGGGAATCATACATATCCTGTGTTAGGCTTTTACTTAACAAAGAAGTGTATGCTCTAAGAAGTCATGCTCAAGCTGCAGCATCTCGTTCAGGTAAGTGGACTTCAATCCATAAACTAGAAAGTGCCGTAGTAAAAGCATTAACTGCAAGACTAAAAAGAGCAAAAGATGCCGAAGAAACCTTGAGAATCCTAACAGTGCATGCAAACTGCGGACCATTGTTTGACGAAAACATAGAGAAAGTTGAACTAAACCCTAAGAAAAAGCTAGCAAAGCTTATTAAAGTTTGTAGGGAAGTACAAGTGGAGTTCAACAACTCTCGTCTGTCACGTGAAGAGGAATATCAAATCCTAAACTTAGGAATCCCCGAGTACAGGTCTGAAGCTAGGCCACCAGCGTACATAGTTAGGTACGCAAATGAAACGTCTGATAAGTGGTCTCTAATTATCATGTCAACGTTCTACCATAACAGGTGGAATGATGGAGGTAAGGAAGCATTACGTCAGGCACTTAATCTAATCGAAGGTAATTTCAAATGAATATAATCACAGATCATTCAGTAACGCTCTTTGACAATCTAAAACCTGTCACAGTAACAGACTCCCATGCTCTGTTTGAAGATATAAAAGATCTAGTGTCAATGGGAAACTACAATGAAGCCCTAGACTTAATTGACAACAGGCGTACAGCTAAGAAAGCAATCACTAATACTGACTTTGAGTTAGTGGGTGACTGCTTGTACTTAGACGACTACCGAATCCCTGACAACATGGCTTCGCGTATCTTCGACCTAACAGCTAGCTACAACTCTGTAAAGCCACTGGAAAGGTTCTTCCGCAACTTACTAGCTAACCCATCATATCGTGCAGTACAGGAGTTATACGGCTTCCTAGAACTGTCTAAGCTACCAATCACAGATGATGGATACTTTGTTGCATACAAAGCAGTCAACTATGACTATCGTGATTGCTACACAGGCACTATGGATAACAGCGTAGGTGCACAACCGACCATGCCACGTAATCTAGTGGACGAAGATAAGAATCGTACATGCTCTGCAGGTCTGCACTTTGCAGGATATGAGTATGCACGTGGGTTTGTACCAAGTGAAGGCCATCTAATGGCTGTTCGTATTAACCCAAAAGATGTAGTCGCCATCCCTTCAGATTATAACAACATGAAAGGTCGTGCATCGACTTATACTATTGTCAATGAGATCGAAGGTATGCATGACACACTAACAGATACGCCTCTGTATAAAGGCGACTTAGAAGCACAATCATCACTATCACTATAATCCAAAGGATATACAAATGTCAGACACAAACTTAGGAACAAGCATCTTACGTAACGTAACACTCAACTATCTAAAAGTTGACCCATCAAAGCCAGTATCTCCTTTCGGAACATTGCAGTGGGAAGTTCAAATCGAAGTACCAGAAGATCGATCTGATGAAATCTCAGAGATGGGTAAACTTCGTACACTAGATAATGGTAACGTAGCTGTAAACATCAAACGCAAAGCTTTAAAGCATGATGGGTCAGCAAACTTCCCAGTAGCACTTGTAGATGCTAAGAAACAACCAATTGAAGTTTACACAAACATTGGTAACGGTAGTACAGGTAACGTCAAAGTATATCGTAATGAATACGATGTAGCTGGTCGTCAAGGTATCTCAACAAGCCTTAGTGCAATCCAAATCACTAATCTAATTGAGTACACAGGATCAGTAGATTTTGACATTGAAGCAGATGACGCAGTAGCAACACACGACGACTTCTAAATAGAAACAAGAGAGGCCTAGCAAGCCTCTCACTATTTTATATGTCAAGTGACAAAGGAATGTACCTAAAGTATCTAAAGGAACCGTTGAGGCAAGAAACTCAGATGGTTATGTTAATACCCACATTAATGTTCATATCTTTCATTCTAAATATGATCGACAGGAAGTAAAATGATTAAACTATCTAAAACAAGCAAGATGCCACGTAAATGTAAATCATGGTCGTTGGAAGCCTTGAAGACATGCCCCGGAAGTATTAAAGAAGTAGTCAAAGGAATTATAGAACTTGTAGATGCGTGTAAAGGTTGTTACGCAACAACTGGTATGTATAACATGCCTAATGTTAAAGCACCAAGAGCACATAACAAAGAAGATTGGAAAAGAAAAGATTGGGTTGCAGATATGATTGCATCAATACTAAATGATGAACTGTTTAGATGGTTCGACAGTGGAGACTGTTATGACGTACGTCTAGCAAGAAAGATTAAACAAGTTATAGAAGGGACACCAACAACTAAACATTGGTTCCCAACAAGACAACACAAGTTCCCTAAATTCGCCAAGATATTAAATGAGATAGCTGCTATGCCTAACGCAGTAGTACGTCTATCCTCTGATTCTATCAATGGTGGTATCATAGAAGGTGAAACCACTTCAACTATATGGAGTGTTAAACCACCTAAAGAAGCCTTTGAATGTGGTGCATATACAAGAGAAGGTCAATGTAAAGATTGTAGAGCATGTTGGGATAAGACAGTAAAAGTAGTTGCATACCCCGGTCATGGGGCAAAGATGCTTAAAGTAATCAGAATACAAGGGTAATAAAATGATAGAAGCAGCAATAATGTGCTTAGCACTAAATATATACCACGAAGCAAGAGATCAACCAATAGTAGGTCAAATAGCCGTAGGTTTTAGCACGTTAAATCGTGTAAAAGACAAACGATACCCATCAACTGTGTGTGGAGTGGTCAAACAAGCTAGGTATCATGAATGGAATACCGACTATCCAATACGACATCGTTGCCAATATTCATGGTTTTGTGATGGATTATCAGACATACCTAAAAACGACAAAGCTATGCTAGAAGCGTCACTGCTTGCACATGCTATCTTTTATGGGTCGGTAACTGATATCTCAGATGGTGCGACACACTACCATGCTACGTGGATTGATACGCCATATTGGGCAGATCATATGACTACAGTTTTTACAATTGATGATCATATATTCTACCGATAAAGCATTGACGTCTAGGTTACTCTCTAGATCTTTTAAGTACCTTATAGAACTTATAATAACTACGGAGTAACCTACATGAAAGATCACGTTAAGTACGTGGATGGCGTTGTAAAGCCTGAAAACCTAACAAAAAAGCCTAAGATTGCAATAACAGAATCTTCACTTGCAAACCTTAAACCTAGATGGGATAAGGAACACATGAAAATGATGCAGGGTAAGAGTATAGAAAAGCGGAAATCTAACAAAGAAGCCCGTGAGAAAATGAAAGAAACTGTTGAAATCTTAAAGTATTTATCAGATGGTGTAATTGCAGACATGCCAACAGGTCTAACAGTTATGCAAATAATGATGCTAAGGGCTATACAAGACGGTGATCCTGCAGAAGCATCTAAGCTTGCTGCAACTATAGCTGAATACCAACAGCCTAAACTTCAACGTAGTGAGAACATAAACACTAATATCAATTTAGAAGACCTTACTGATGAAGAACTAGCACAACAACTAGCAATCATAAATGAACCTAACCTAAAACCACTAAAAGATATAGAGGGTGAGGTTGTTAATGACTAGCTACAACAACATAACTGGTGATGCGCTAGTATCTAAAAGTAATACTAAGAAGTTCAGAGATAATTACGACAAAATATTCTCTAAGCCTGATAAGGAAAAGAAAGATGAAAGAAAACTTAAAAGAGTTCCTTAAAGGAGCTACGTACACACTAGTTTTTATAACAGTATTAATCTTATTAATCAAAAATAGCTCAGAAGCTTTATGGTGAACTAAATGACCCCTAACTTTTTAAGTGACGAAGCATGTCAGTTTTTAATAAAAGACTACTCTGCAAATCGTTGGAGTGATCCCGTACTAAAACCTAAAATGATCGCAGTTAATGAAGAATACTTCAGATCAATCCAAAGAGATAGCGAGTTCTTAGAGATTCTAATGGAAAAGAAACTTGAAGAATGGGAATCCTATGATGAATGTGTGAACGAACACGACAGGAATCTATCTGAATCAGAAATGGAAGGAGAAGAATATGCACATGGGAATCGTTTTCAAACCTAAGATAGGTGAACACCTGCGTAAGTCAGAAGGGTACAGGTCTGATAAATACAGTGAAGAAGAGTTAGAAACAATCGTTCAACTTAGAGCCAATGGAGTCACATACAAAGCGTGTGGTGAATCTATAGGTAAACCAGTAGGAAGTATTGCTAACATGATAAGTTATCACGACCTTCAGTATAGAATTGATAAAGCAATAAAGCTTAGAGGATTAGGACTATGAACATAGTTCTTTCCCTCTATGATTACACTGGTGTAGCTGCAATACCTTGGGCTAAAACAGGGCATACATGCTATTGTTATGACATACAACATGATGGTACACAAGTAGATAAGTATGAAGGTGGTGGTTCTATACACTACCTAAATGCAGACCTACACGACTACAGTTCCTTACTGTCTCTATGGCATAAGTTTAGAGATGCAGATAGTAACATTGTGTTTGCAATGGCATTCCCTGTGTGCACTGACTTAGCTGTAAGCGGTGCTGCATGGTTTAAAGCTAAATACTTCAAAGATCCTCAGTTCCAAAGAAAAGCAGTAAGTTATGCAAGGTGGTGTGATGAATTATTCGCTGATCTAAAAGTTCCATACTATATAGAAAACCCAGTATCAGTCTTGTCAACAAAATGGCGTAAGCCAGACTATCGTTTCCACCCCTATGAATACGGTGGTTACATCAAAAAGAATGAAGAAATCCACCCACTGTATCCAGAATACATTGCACCAAGAGATGCATACTCTAAAAGAACATGTCTGTGGACAGGTGGTAAATTCAAAATGCCAGCAAAAGATCCAGTAAGTTGTGAAAACTATGGAGCAAGTACGCAACATAGTAAACTTGGAGGTAAGTCTATGAAAACAAAGAACATACGATCCGCAACTCCAAGAGGTTTTGCAGAAGCAGTGTATCAAGCTAATTCGGAAAATACATTATGAAATCTAAAGTTGGTTATAGTATTGGTGAACCGTCTAAAGAAGAACCTTGGTTCGATGACTTCGGAGATACTGATAAATTATGTATAAGAAGTGCAACAAACTCACAAGTAGGTGGTGATCATTACAAAAACCAAGGAATACAACCACTTGAGGCTACCTTTGTTAACTTCGGTTACGAGGGAGTACGTGCATCAATCTATACAAAAGTAGGTAAATACCTAACACGCGATAAAGGTACACATCGTCAAGATATAACAAAAGCTATACACGTATTGCAAATGCAAATAGAGTTCCTAGATAGAGACAATAAAGAATGATTACAATAGTAACTGAAATACTTTGGCTATCAACAGCACTTGCAGTGTTTTCTTCAGTAATACTCTTCATACTAAACCCACTGTATGCTTACTGGATAGAAAACAAATACCGTATAGATTTAGAAAGCGAACTGTACATAAAAGTATCGGAAGCTGTAGAAATAGCAGTAGAAGATGGATTACAAATTAGTATTAATTTCACAGTGGGAGAACCAGAAGTTGAAGAAGCCTCAAAAGAAAAAGAAAGTACCTAGTAACTCGCTAGGTTTGCAAGCGTTATCTCAAAACCAATCGCACTACATAAACTCAATAGATGATAATGTAGTGTCAGTTGGAACTGGTTTCGCAGGGTCAGGTAAAACATATATCGCATCTACATGTGCTGCTCAATTTATGATTGACAACAAAGATAGCCGTATCGTTTTATGCAGACCTAATGTATCTGATTCAAAATCTATAGGCTTCTTACCCGGAGAAGAATTAGATAAAATGGCACCTTGGATTACCCCATACACTGACGTACTACGTAAGCACCTAAATGGTACTTATGAGAAAGCTATGCAGTCAGGGTCAATTCAAGTAGTTCCATTCGAATACATGCAAGGTAGAACATTCGATAACTCTTTTGTTATCTTAGACGAAGCACAGCATACAACACCAAAAGAAATAGAAATGTTTCTCAAGAGAATAGGTAAAGATTCAAAAGTAGTTATATGTGGTGACATACCCCAAGCGAGATTAGGGCCTAAATCAGGTCTTAATCTCTTAATAAACATGCACACCGACAAAACGTTACCTGAAGTGTCAGAGAACATCGGTGTGACAGATTTCAATAACCCAGATGACATTGTAAGGTCTGTATTCTGCAGAGAAATAACAAAAGCATTTGACAGATACTACACAATGAATGGAAATTAATATGGTATTCGACACAGGACAATGGCTAAGGTCAACAGTAATCTCATACAGGCGAGGGATACCCCACTTACTTCAGTACGAGTTAAGTGAAGAAGAAATAATAACACTAGCTCAACTAGTAGATGCCTTAACAGCAGCAAGAATAGAAGAAGCAATGAACAACAGAGGTGATGAATGATTATCAAGTTTTACACAAAAGGTTGCCAACCATGCTATGCACTAAAAACATTGCTGGACAATCTAATGGTTGAGTATGTGTCTTGCAACATAGAAGAAGAATATCAAATAGCTGCTGATAATAAAGTAATGAGTGTGCCTACACTGCTAAACACTGAAACAGGCAAGAGACTTATTGGTTTCAAGAATGAAGAAAAAGTAAAGGAATTTCTAAATGACAATAACAGTTGATTACGAACGTAACAGTTTTCTTTCAGA